AAAGTATAACTAAACTTGCGGATGCTCTTTCTAAAATGCCTGATAAAATAAATATAAACCTAGCTACACCAGTAGCACAAGCTATGCCTGATCAATATAAAAATGATAATCCTATTGTAGCCTATCGCAATTATTGCATAAATGAAAAGCATTACGCTAAATGGGAAAAAGGTAGAGCTAAACCTGATTGGTGGGTGTTAAATGATTAGAGCTTGTATTCTAGCCTTGTTTATGGTAGGTTGCACTACAACAGATGATGTAGGATGTATGCCTATATACATAGGGACAGGATATGATGAGGATGGAATGAGGGAATTTATATATACTAATGAAGTTGGTTGCCCAAGAATAGAGGAGAGATAAATGAGCAGTATGCCAAAAGAGATACTTAAAAAGTATGCAACAGATTTTGAATTTCATAACCAAGTTAAAGGAAGATTAGATGACAAAATGTTTTCTAATGGATTGCTAAAAGCAAAACATGCCGTTGATGATGCTTATGATAAATATAAAGATAAAAGTTTAAGCCTAAAAGAAATAGCTATGAATTATATAGCGTCTAACCCTTCAATTACAATTAGTCAGAAAGAATCTATACTTGCCGAGTTTGATGCTATAGATAAACTGGAAGACATAAATGATGATATTGCGTTTGACATGGTATATAAAATGTCTCTGCAGTCGTTTGCTCAAGATGTAGCACAACAGTCTATACAGATTATGCAAGGGGAACACTATGATACAAGTTTAGTTTTAAGAGCTACGGACAAACTAAACAAAATGGCAGACAGAAATAAAGAAGATGATTTAAAATGTTCAAATGATATGGAAGAACTATTTGAAGAGATAGATAGAGAGCATCATTATTCTTTTCATGTTCCTTCCATAAACGATAGAGTTGGGGGATTGAGTAAAGGTATGTTTGTTGTAGTAGGGGCTAGACCAAATGTTGGTAAGTCAGGGTTTGCACATTCTATGATTGCATCCCCTCATGGTTTTTTAGATCAAGGGGCTAAGTGTCTTATGTTTACAAACGAAGAAAGACCTCAAAGACATATGCTAAGAATGATTTCTGCGTCTTGTCAGGAAAGAATTAAATATGTTCAAGAGTTTAAACACCGCTTTATAGATAAATGGAAAAAGAAATCAGAAACATTGCAAATTATAGACTCTAGTAGTCTTACTTTTGGAGAACTAGAAGCTATAGTTGAGAAAGAAAAACCTGATGTGGTTGTTATTGACATTTTAGATAAAACACATATAGGTGGTAGTTATGCTAGAGATGACCAAAGGCTTACTAGTCTGTATTCAGAGGCAAGAGATTTAGCAAAGAGACAAGACTGCGTTGTATTTGGTATGTGTCAGTTATCTGCTGAAGCATCTGGTAAAATAATTCTTAATGACTCTATGTTATCTGGATCAAGAACTGGTAAGGCAGGGGAAGCAGACTTAATTGTTTTAATTGGTAAAGAAGATACAGAAGAAGGCGATACAAACATGCGTTGGATTAATATAGTAAAGAATAAAATAACTGGCGTTCATGGAAATTTTGCTGTAATATTTGATAACTTAACCGCTACTTACACTGAATAATGGAAGAGAAAGAAGCAAAAAAATCTTTAGAGGAGACTAGAGAACTTACAAAAGGCACTATGCCTATAGTTATAGTAGTGGATAATAAAGAAGAATATGATATGATGACTATGGTAAAAAAGAAAATGAGAAATGTTAAAAACATAGACATAGAAATCAGGGATTCCTCTAGTGATGGAGGGAGTAGCTAAGTCTGAGCAGTTGAGTGAGAGTTGCCTCTCTCCTCGTTGTAACTTACTCACTGAAAATTGTTTTTCCTCGTAACAATTATCAGACTTGGCTACAGATATATGGGAGATAAAATGTATAGAAAGACAGTATTAGATATAGAAAATAGTGTAACAAATGGAAATCCAACAGCTTATCATCCTAATAATTATTTAGTTTGTGTAGGGTATGCAGAAGTTACAGACAAAGTAGAAAATCCTAAAGTTGTATGGTTTAATCACGATGAGTTAGATACAGCTCCTAGTAAAGAGTCGTTTAAACAGCTACAAGAAGAATTAGATAGGACTGATTTGCTTATAGCACATAATATCAAATATGATTTAACTTGGTTGTATGAGTGTGGTTTTACTTATGAGGGGGACTTATACGATACAATGACAGGAGAATATCTTTTGTCTAGGGGAGCAAAGATAGCGTTGTCTTTGGCGGAGTCTTGTAAGAGAAGAAAAGTTACCCAAAAGAAATCAGAACTAATAGAAGAGCATTTTGAAAAAGGTGTAGGCTTTGAAGCCATGCCTCTAGATTTGGTAGAGGAATACAACATATATGACATAATATCTTGTGGAGAACTATATCTTGAACAAGACAGATTGTTTCATACCGATGAATATAGGTCTATGCTACCTATACTTAAATTAACTAATCAAATGACAGATGTTCTAATTGATATAGAAAGAAATGGGACATATATAGATTTAGAAGAATTAGAAACAGTTAGAAGCACTTACGAAAATGAAAGAACTTTTAGGTCTGCACAAAATAATAAGATAATAAAACATATCATGGGAGATAAGCCTTTTAACATATCCTCTCCTGAACAGTTGTCAGAAATAATATGGTCGAGAAAAGTAAAAGATAAAAATGAGTGGGCTAGAATATTTGGTATAGGAACTAGGGCAGTAGGAACTGGTAAATATAAAAATAGAATACCTAAGAAAGATTTAGATAGCATAATTAAAGCACAAACTATTATATCTAAGAAGACAGAAGTGAAGCAATGTGGTAGGTGTAATGGCACTGGACACTTGTTTAAACGAAAGAAAGATGGGACTCCTTATAAAAAACATCCTAAATGCACTACATGTAATGGCACTGGTTTTATATATACATGGCTAGAGCCTGTTGCAGGATTAAAGTTTTCTCCTACCTCAGTAGATCAAGTTACTGCTAATGGTTTTGCAACGGATAAGAATACTTTATCTGAACTAGCTAAAATAGCAGAAGAAAAAAATATGGAGGAAGCTATTTTATTTTTAACTAATATGCAAAGAATAAATGCGTTAGACACATATATTAATTCTTTTTGTAAGGGTATACAGCAAAATGTGTATGATAACAGCATACTACATCCTCAAATAAATCAAGTAAGAACTGCTACAGGGCGTTTATCCTCCTCTAAACCTAATTTCCAGAACTTACCCAGAGGTAGCACAGCTAGAGTTAGAAAAGCTATTAAGTCTAGGTTTAAACAGGGTAAGATACTTGAGGGAGATTTTGGTCAGTTAGAATTTAGAACTGCTGTATGGGTAGCTAATGATAAAGTAGGTAGAAAAGAGATAGATGAAGGGTTTGATGTTCATGCTTATACCGCACAAGTGCTTACAAGCGCAGGACAAAAAACTAGTAGACAAGACGCAAAAGCTAGAACATTCAGACCTTTATATGGGGGAATCGGAGGATCGCCTGCGGAAGTGCAGTATAATAGAGCATTTATAAATAAGTATAATGATATAGCTAAGTGGCATCAGAAGTTACAAGACGAGGCTATAAGAGAGAAGAAAATTACTACAATAACTGGTAGACAATTTGCTTTTCCAAATGCTCAAAGAACTAAGTATGGCTCTACTTATGCTACACAAATAAAAAATTACCCTGTGCAGTCTATAGCTACTGCAGAAATAGTGCCTTTAGCTTGTATTATTTTTAAAGAAAAATTAAAATTAGAAAATTGTAAATCTCTAATAATCAACACAGTGCATGATTCTATTGTTGTTGATGTTCATCCTACAGAGATAGACATTATACCTACTTACCTAAAAGAAAGTATGTTAAAAGTAAAAGATAGGATGTTATATGACTTTAATCTTACAATAGATGTTCCAATGGAAGTTGAATTAAAGATTGGAGACGATTGGTTAGACATGGAAGAAATAATAGATGAAGAACAATCCAATGTTTACGAGGTGGAGAAGAGAGCTGTATAGATATAAAAGAGAAAAACCATATATAGAGATAACTATGCCCAAAATGTCTTGGCACAAAGAGGGCGATAATATAATAAAAAAACCAACAAGAAAATATTATTCATATTAATTTGACATTTAATAGAATTTGTATATAACTGTAGAACTTTTAAAATTTATAGGAGGTTGTAATGACAACAGATTTAACATTAACAGAAAATACGCTTCCATTTGCACAAGCAATGGAATCATTAGGAATAGTAGATGAGAGTGGCTCATCTAATGCTCCCACAATACCTAGAATATCAATAAATAATAAAACTAGGTCTGCGTCTGGGGCTAAAATACCAGACGGAACGATAAGAATAGACCATCCTCAATATGGTGTAGTCTATGCGGAAAAAGCATGGATTAGAGTGTTCCAACAAAGATTTTTTTATCAGAGATATGACGAAAATGCTATCTTTCAAACTAAAGAGGGCAAGGATATTCGTGGTAGATATGTAAATAGATCAATATTTGTTAGAAATCCATATGATGAAGCTCTTGACGAGCTTGGCACAATAAATTGTGGTAAACAAAAGATAGAAGATTGGGATAAAGCATCTGAAGAAGATAAAGAATGGTGGAGAGGATCTAAAAGATATAGAGTATTGTTTGGTCTTCTGCGAGTAGAGAATGCTGTAAAAGAAGGCAACGGAGAAACTGTATCTTTTGATAATTTTCCAGTAATTTACCAAATAGGAAGTAAAGATACTTTTAAAAACTTTGGTAATGTCTTATCAGAATTACACAAAACTAAAAAACTACCTTATTCACACGAATTAAAATTTAACATGGAGTATAAGCAAACTCCTGCCGTGAGTTGGTATATAGTTACTCCTACTATTGAGCCTGAAACTTTAGAGCTAACTGAAGATGATATAAATACTAATAAGGTATTTAATGAGTTTATTCTTATACATAATGATACTGTTAGACAAAAGGCTTCGGAGGCATCTAAAAGATTAGATGATGCTGAGAACATACTTGATAGTGAAGACTTTATAGAGGTAGAAGCTACAGCCTCTTAAAACTATGGATGATAATCTAGCAACAATATTTGCTTATCTAGAAAAGGCAAGCAAGGATAAGGCTACTATGTCAGACGATATAGTAGAGGAAGCAGGAGAATACTTTAAAAAGTGTTTGAAACGACAGTTTAATCCTGAAGATAGGGTGTTTAAACTTAGACCTTCCAATCTTGGAAAACCTTTATGTCAATTACAAATGGAGGCACAAGGGGCTGAAAGACAGCCTTTTGATTCTACATTTAAAATGCGTATGATATTAGGGGATGCTGTAGAGGCTATATTTAAAGCTATTCTTAAAGCATCAGGAGTAGAATATCAAGATAGTGAGCAAGTAAAAATAAAAATTGGAGAGCATGAGTTATCAGGCGAAACCGATTTAAGTATAGAAAATAAAGTAGATGATATAAAATCCTGTTCAGCTTGGGCTTATAGGCACAAGTTTTCATCAATAGATAGCATGAAAGAGCACGATACTTTTGGATATATACCACAATTAATAATGTATTCAGAGGGGGCTAACAAAGAAGTTGGCGGTTGGTGGGCTATAAATAAAGCTACAGGAGAAATAACTTATCTTGATCTTGAGATTACAGATGAAGATAAACAAGAACTTTTAAAAGAGGTTGAAGACAAGATAGAAACTATTAAGTCTAACAAGCCTTTTAAAAGATGCTTCGATGAGGTTGAGGAAACTTTCAGAGGTAAGAAGACAGGTAATAAACACCTACACAAGATATGCTCTATGTGTGAGTATAAGAAACCTTGTTGGGGAGACCTTAAATACAGACCTCAGCCTGCGTCTAAAGCTCAAAACCCTCCTTGGCTTTACTATACAAGTTTAAACGAAGAGGTAATAGCTTGACGAAGAAACTTATCGAAGTGGAAGAAGGGGATTTTTATATCCTTGTTCGACCAAAAGCAGACGATGAAGACGGAGACTGGTCACATGAAACTACTATTACCTGTAATAAGTCTGCTAAAATTCCTAACGATGTCTATGACCACTATTTTAACCTTGCTAGGGCTATGGTTGGTCTTAGTTATATTGCTAATGATGGACTTATTGACATACATAACTTATATTTTGATAGGGCGTTGGAGGGAAAAATAACAGGAAAAGAGGGAGAAATGCTATGGAACATATTGAACATAGATTTTGAACTGGAAGAGCCTGTTGTGGAAAGAAGAGACAATGTAATAAAAGTAGATTTTACCAAAAAAGATTCATAAAGTTTTTTAAATCTTTTTGGGGAATAATAATATTACATTGTTTTTTTAATTTATTAATAATACTAAGCGATGGAGATACTAACTTAATTGCTTTTAGAAAAGGACAGCTTAATGAAGAAGCCTACACAATTACAGTTTGATGCTGTGCATTTTCCACAACATTATAATGAAGGGGGTATAGAGGCTATTGACGCAATCAAAGCCTCTATGTCTCTGAATGAATTTAAAGGATACCTAAAAGGGAATGTTTTAAAATATGTTTGGCGATATGCGTATAAGAAAAAACCATTAGAAGATTTGAATAAAGCCAAATGGTATTTAGAAAAACTTATTAGTTTACATGAAGACGATACAAGCTAAAGTTAC